TTGACTGCTGCAAAACCTTGTCCATTTGAGCGTCTGCACCCTCTATGCCACCCAACGCATTACATAGTCTGCTTATACGCTCACGGTCAAAGGACGTTAAACTCTTGTCAGGATGTGGCGCTACACGAAATATGCCGTCAGCATTGTTGTACTCCATCCAACGCACAGCTAACTCAGCAGAACGCGGAATGCTCTGCTCACCCTTTTCATAATAACAATACATACGATGGCTCACACCCAAAGTACGAGCCATCGCCATTTGTGTCATGTTTAACGACTTACGCTTGTCTATAAGCATCTTGCCGCTCCACATGCTGTATGAGTCTTTAGCCTTGTGCATCTCCAACCTCCGCCAACATGCCAGCTTCCATCATGTCGGCTGTGAAGTGATCAATGCTGTCAAACCTCATAGGCTTGCCGCTCCAATCGCATGCAGACAACGCCGCCGTGCGAATAAACGAATGATCGTCAGGGAATGCCCACTTCGACTGTGACTTCCAGACATCCAAGAACGCAGAAGCGTCCTCCGCTGTAAATTCTATGGGATCATCACTGATCCTTAACTCAAACTTCTTCATTACACCCTCCTTTGAAAAGTGGGCCAGCCCCGCAGGACCGGCCCTGCCATCCCTTCACAACTTAGGGTTGGCATATGGGCCAGCCCCTTGGAGCTAACCCTTCCATCCCATTAAAATAGTGGGTTGGAAATTAATTAACATAAATATAATGCAAAGGTTGCAAGAAGTCTATAGGAAAATGTTATAAAATTTTTTTGCAAAATTTTTAGGGGAGTGTGTTTGTGAGAAATCTGGCGGTTGTTTGTGGGAAACTTGGCGCAAAGCGCCTGCCTGTCAACATTTTATTTTGGGGGGGTGGCATATCCACCCCATGCCCGACACCGAAAAACGCAATAGGCTATAGGGTACCTACGCGGCAATGCCAATAGCGGCGATCTGAGCGCCACTGAGCCTGTACAATTGTTCGGGTGCTACCTACCTACCGGGCAAAAAGAAAGGCCGCCAGAGGCGGCCTTGTCTCGGATTATGTTTGGCTAGTCTATGACAGACTAGCACGGCGCTGATTGAAGTATTCAAACGTTTGATCATCAATACCTGCCCATATTGACGTAACGCCTATTCTGTTTTCGGGATAAAGCGCAACACCGCCAGCGACCTGCGTTGTTACCTGTTGCAGTACCTCATAGCCATTCAGATCATGTTCGCCGTTTGATGACCCATAGCGGTGACCAAATGTCTGTTGTGTGTGGCAAACAATTGCAGCATCACCATGTGAACGGCGCATTTCAGAAACACGAGCGCGAATTGTATCAGCAGACCATCCGGTGGCGTTCATAATTTCTTGCGTTGTCGCGCCACCATCACGGCGAATAGTCGCCCACATAACGCCAATGCGTGACCCATTACGATATGGCATCACTGGCGTTTCTACTGTTGTTTCTGCTGGTGATACATAGTCGAGACGTTGGTTATCACTATGCCTAAACATGCCATCAATCAAAACGCACCATGCGTCAAGCTTATCAATATCAAGCGTTGCCTGATGCTGGCGAAATTCCATTGTTTGGTGGGTTGACCATGTGTTGAGTGATACCGCGCTAAACTTGCCGCCAAGAATATTATTCATATGAGAAATACTATTAGCATTGGCGAACTCATTGGCATGTGTGCCACCAAACGCAACGCGGCGAATGCAACGGCAAAAACGCGAAATGTCTGAATGGTGACTGGCGCGGCGAGATGGTGCCAAAATGCTATCAACATCATCTTGGTGCGTTGCATAGCGTTGGATAACATCACGTGCCAATGCAATTGGCATAATGTCATGACATTGGTTATCAGCTGGCATAAAATAGGCGTTGCGGTCACGCATTAACTGTTTTGACTGCAACCAAAAATCACGCGGTGAAATATCTTTAACAGCGCGATTGCCCACATGTACATGTAAACCGCAACCGCGTTTTGATACCTTGCCACCATTGCTTTCGACAAATTGCAAAACTGCCGCAATATCATCTTTCGCGCCGCCAGCCATATGTAATGGCATTGGTGGGAATACCAATTCAAAATCAACATTTGGTGAGGCATCCGATTTTACATGTACAAAATCAAAACCTGCGTTGTTTAATTCCTGTTGCCAAGTATTGATTGAGCGATAATTCCCTATTT